TTACAAAAGTAGTGGAAGGAGACGGATCTGCATTCGATAACTCACAGGATGTCTTATTAAAAGGATTAGATAGATATATTTACAATAGAATAACTGATAAAGTATACCATGTACCTAAAGAAGAATTCAAATTAATAAGCAACCTACATTATAAAACAATGGATGTAAAATATGTTAAAGATAAGAAAAAGCATACATACATGACATATAAAGTATTAGGAACGGTATTTTCAGGAGATTCAGATACAACATTAGCAAACACTATAAGAATGGCTATGTATAATCGATATGCTAATGAACAATTTGGCCTCAGATATGGAGTTGATTTCATAGTCTTTTCTAAAGGAGATGACTTTTCAGTACTATATAAGGATTCAATACCTAATTCACTAATAGATATAATATATGATACATACTTCTTAAGTAAACCTGAAGGATCATTCAAAGTGTTAGATACAAGAGTAGGAAAGCTAGGACAAATATGTAAATTTTTAGAGAAAGGAGCTGCAGATTCATTCAAATTTTGTTCATTACGATCATGGTATACAGACCCATTAGATCCAACAAAAATAACATTAACCAGAAATCCAAGCAAATTATATACAATAAGTCAATATGCAATAAAAACAAAATCATTAAGCAATTATGCAAAGGCCAAATATTTAATACAACAAGCAGTTGATTATGAAATGAATTATCCAGGAATACAAATATTTGAAATAATGGCAAAATCATGTAGAGAGCATGCATATCAATTATTAAAACAATCACAAGACCAAGAGAAAAAATTAAAAACATATGAGAGACTTTTAGCCAGAAAGAAGAGAATGGATGAAAAACAAATAGAATTCACAGATAGAAAAGATATAAACAAAATACTAATGAAATTATTTGACATCAAAGCAAGGAAGAAATTTGAAAACCTTATATATGTAGATTATTGGGAAAATGTAAAAGCAAAAGAAAATCAAAGATATGATGCGAATACAAAAGAAGAGATAGACTACATTAATCAACAAATAAATGCAGAATTTGATATTGAAGAACTCAAAACCCTTGTGGGCGTAATAAATTTTTAAAATATGAACACAACTAATAATAACAATAAAATTACCAAAACCAAAACTAAAAGAAAGAAAGCAAGAATCAAGAGTAGATTACCAAATAATAGGAAGAAAAGAGTGAATATAATAAGAGGAAGGAAGATAGCTGCAGCATCAGCCAAGAACTTCAATAAGAGATTTAATGTATTGCGACAAAATGGAAATTCTGTTAGAGTTACAGGAAGAGATTTAATATATTCAATACCAGATGATTTAACATCACCTATCCAAACTAGCAATGTCATTACAGTCATACCAGCTAACCCAGCTTATTGGAAAGGAACAAGGATTGCCGCTTTAGCAGCTGGTTACCAGAATTATAGACCAATTTTATTTAAAATAACATATGTACCAATGTGTGCGGTCACTCAACAGGGAAATGTAATAGGAGGAACCATATGGGATGATGGTATAGATAATGCCAATATACAACAGTCCCTAAGAACATCAAATGGCGGCTTTATGACACAATGCTATGTACCACACACTACAAGGATAAGACCAAAATCAAACTTACAATTCAATTTATACAGAATGGGTGGTGACTTTACAACTACATCAAATCCTTTCATATTTGTGGCATTAGCTATAGGTTGTAAAGACTCTAGCAGTCAAAGGATCACACCGGGCTATTTCTATGTTACGTGGTCTTTTGAATTAAAGAATCCAATAGGCAGTGTTAATTCATATAACAACAGTGGATTGATTCAATATGAAGATATTAAAAATGAAATGAATACAACAATGATAAATTTAGACCCAAATTCCTCCATACCTTTTGGAGCATACATTAATGTAGAAGAAGAAGAAGGAGCTCTTGTACCATACTATAATGAGACAGCAGTAGACATATTAGGACCTACACCAACCTGGGTATTCACATCTGTTTCCAAGTCTTCAAATGCCAAATCTGTTGCCAAGATAAGAATCGTTTATGATGGGATTAGTACCACAGATGCAATAATTGGAAAGGATACATATCAAGGATTTATAAGATTAGAAGAAAATTATTATGATATATATGTATTCAAAACTAATCCTACTTACAAATATAAGATAACGACAGATGACAGAGTATTTCTATTAAATGACATTAAACAAAACTTTGGAGAATATCTAGGATCAAAATCTGTATCAGGAAAACAAATTATTAATGAACAGGAAATAACTTCATCATGGTCCATGGAAAATTACAAAGCAGATAAGGACTTGTATTATGCAGTTATCAATGATGCTAAAACTAAGAGAACCATAAATAACACCAAACAAGAGGATGAATCAAATAAAATAAATAAATTAAAAGTTAAGATAAATAAAAGTGATCTACTTAAGATTCAAGAACAATTAGATTATAACTCAGAAGATGATGATGAAAAGCATGAACTCATAGCTGAAACTGAAACATTCATTAAACCTAAGGAAAAATCAAAAAGTAAGAAAAAGAAGATAAAAGAAGAGGAAAAAGAAGAAGAGGCATGAACTTCAGTATCATTATATTGAATCTTGGACTGCTTGCTTCAAGCTTG